GTTATGTCATTACTCATTTACTCTCTGAAATTAAGAGACTCAATACGCGTGTCGATGAGATTTACAACATACTCCTAGATAGATAATAAAGTCATGGCTAAGAAGAAGGTCATAGACCTAGACACTTACAACGCTTTAGATCAATGGGCTATTTCTCTCAATGAGATGTACAAGGCTTTGCGTAGAAGCGGCTTTGCTGTTGATTTATGTCTAGCCATCATTACAGACCGAGATGCTTACCCTGATTGGATTCTGCCTAACCTACCCAATCGCATCGACAATCTACCCTACGAGGATGACGACGAGGACTAAATGAAGCGAATCGTAATTCTGAGTGACTTGCAAGTTCCCTTCGAGGATGTGCATCTAACTCAGAACATAGCAAGATTCCTACAGAAGTTTAAGCCAGACCAGACAGTAACAATCGGTGACGAGATTGACTTCCAGACCATCTCCAAATGGTCAGAGGGAACGCCTCAAGCCTACGAGCAGAGCCTTGGCGATGACCGAGACCGTTGTGTGAACTTACTCTGGGAGCTGGGGGTCACGGATTGTTTGCGTTCTAATCACACGGATCGTTTATATAACATCATCATGAAAAAGATTCCTTCATTCTTATCCTTGCCAGAGCTGCGCTTTGAGAAGTTCATGAAGTTCGATGAGCTTGGCATAACCTTCCATAAGAACCCTATGAACATCGCTCCTAACTGGATAGCAGTTCATGGAGACCATACGCCTATCAAGCAGCAAGGTGGGCTTTCAGCCCTTGAGGCAGCCCGTAGGCATGGCAAGAACGTCATCTCAGGACATACTCACAGAGCAGGCCGTAGCGCCTTCACAGAGGCCTCTGGCGGCCGTTTAGGGCGTGTTCTGCATGGAGTTGAGGTAGGTAATCTCATGGACTTCAGACAAGCCTCATACACCAAGGGAACGGCTAATTGGCAGCAAGCCTTCGCCATCATGTATGTCAAGGGATCTAACGTGCAGGTGGACATTATCCACATTGAAAAGAACGGTACATTCATTGTGCAGGGCAAGGTCTATGGACGCCCCCGCTAGCATTGCTGTCCCCTATTTTGAGGACGATGACCCATCAGAAATCGTTATCATTTCGTTATCAAAAAAGGGTTGTTGTTTGTTCCGAATGGCGTAAAGTTCTCTTTGTAGACGGAAATACCGAATACGAAAGGGCTCAAAATGAACTTCACTAAGATCAGAAGCGGAATGTACGAGAGTGCAGATTGTTGGATTACAGACGTTTGGTACATGCACGAGGGCGATGCAGATGCAATCGCACAGCTTGGAAAGACTGGCTGGGCTTACGGCGCACATGGAGAAATCTGGGGAACAGCAAAGACTCTTAAAGAAGCTAAGGACATCTGCGCTAACTCAGTAGAGGTGGCTGCATAATGATTACTAATCACGATCACATAGTCATATTCTCAATGATACTTGGTTCACTTCCAGGCTTCTTAATTGGATACGCCAAAGGTCATCAACATGGAAAGATTGCAGGGCGCATTGCGCTTCGCCGCGAGCAAAAGCAGTTGGTGAGTCGATGAATGCTAGAGACTACCTCAACGAAGCGAGAGCTACTATCCAAGACCGAGGACTTGATTACGGTCACCCGTCAGACAATATGCAAAGGACAGCAGCACTCTGGAGCGCATACCTCGAGATGCCAATTAACGACTATCAGGTGGCAATGTGTTTGGCACTGGTCAAAATCGCAAGGTCAATGGAAACTGCTAAGCCAGACAATTACATCGATGGCGCAGCGTACTTCGCAATAGCCGGACAACTTCACACAGAGGAGAATGATCTCTATGTTTAATTTAGAGGATTACGAGACAGTTGAGGAACGCTTAGTTAAGTTTTGGAAGGATTACCCAGATGGTCAAATTCATACGAAGCTTGTGGCTTCAAGTTCTACTCAATACATCGTTGAAGCTAGTATCTATAGAACTGAGGCTGATCCTAGACCTTGGACGACTGGGCTCGCTGAGGAAACAGTACAAGGTCGCGGAGTTAATGCTACTTCTGCCTTGGAAAATTGTGAGACAAGTGCGATTGGCCGCGCACTCGCAAATGCAGGTTATGCTACTAAAGGAAAGAGAGCGTCGCGTGAGGAAATGTCTAAAGTTGCTGCAAGCCAGCAGGTAAAGGCACAAGTTGAACAAGTAAAGGCAAAGATGGCTCAGACATCGAGCGAGTATGTGCCAGTAGAGAAAGCGAGTGATCCTTGGACAGTTTCAAGTGCTGCACCGGTGACAACGATGGAGCAAGCTGTAGAGATGGTGAAGGATGTCCTTGGTGGCACCCCGACAGACGAGAGTTGTATTCATGGTGCTCGTGTATGGAAAACCGGAACCTCTAAGACAGGAAAGCCTTGGGGACATTGGAAGTGTATGGCTCAGATTCTCGGAGATGCAGAACGTTGCGAGCCTATCTGGTACGAGATTGATAAAGAGACCGGACAATGGAAGCCACAGGTGAAGCGCTGATGGGATACATACAGTTCTTAAACCAAGATGGCGAATGGGAGCAATTCCCAAATGAGGAGCAACGAGCCAACCTTAGAGCTAATGCAGAACTCCTCGAGGAATTAGGTTACAAGCTGATATGCCAGTTATGTAATAAGTTCCCAACTAGAGCACAAATGAAAGCACGTTACCTTCTCAATGAATGGGTCTGCGAGGATTGCCATACAGTCAATTCAGCAGGTAAAGCATGAAACATACATATAGCTTCCAATCAAGCTTTGGTTGGACTAACTGCGATCTATGCGACAACGATGTTATGTGTAATGAGTACACCCGCGAGGATGGATTAGTTCAATGGTTGTGCAAGCAGTGTGAGGATAAGAATCACCTGTGAGCCAACACAGAAAGCATCGAGGCTATCGGACTGAGCGAGTAGTAGTTGCCTATCTACAGACTTGGTGGAGAAACGCGAGCATCGGGCGAGGGGCTGGCAAGGATATACACAATGTTCCGTTCGACATTGAGGTAAAGGCGAGAGCCGACTTTAAGCCCCAAGAGTGGTTGCGTCAGGTCATCAAGAGGTCAGACCGCAAAGAGCTGTCAGCCGTGGTGGTTCGCATGAATAACATGGGCGAGGATGCTTCACAATATCTTGCATTTATGCGATTTGATGACTTGGTGCAATTACTTCTAAGAGCCGGTTACGGCGATATTCAGAAAGATTCGGTAGAATTAGAGCCTGAGAGATGCGCACAATGCGGATCGTGGAAGTTGGTCGATGTGAAGTGCAGGACTTGTAATGCCTAGTTATGAATTCCAATGCCGTAATGATGACTGCGAAAGTACAGCCATCTTAGATCACGTTCTTGCTATCCATGAGCCGCACGATATTTCATGCCCGTTCTGCGACGAGCCTATGCACAAGGTTTATAGCTCTGTTCCAGCCGTTCATTTCAAGGGTACTGGGTTCTATTCTACTGATAAATAGTTATCCACAATTGGAGAGTTTTAATCCACAGCCTGTTGATAGGAGATTACTGTGAAACGAAACGCCGTTCTGACCAGCACCGATGCAAATGTCCTTGACTGGCTTGGTACACTACAGGCTAGAGCCCTTAAAGGGGCTCACAGCGAGCCGCCTCAGCGTCGAGCTCGCTGGGTAGCCGCCGTTATTGGGATATCTCTATCTATAGTACCGAGTCCTATATCTCAAGGCTCAATAAGACCTATTGAAAACGTTCATCAATTAGCAGATAGATTACTAACTGAGAAACAAGAATCTTGTCATGACATCATTGCATTCAAGGAATCATCTAATAACAGATATGCAGTTAATGGATCACATCATGGTTACTATCAAGGCAGAAGTGCTTACCTCAAGGGTAAGCCTGATGATGTGCAGTTCTATTGGTATTATCATTATGTAGCATATAGATACGGTATTACAGAGTATGATGAGCCTAACTATTGTAAGGCGTTACATCATCTAAGAGTTAAGGGTTGGCAATGAGCAGTAAGCGTAATGACCCTAGACTCTCAAGGAAGTACAAAGAGGTAAGGCTTAAGGCATTAGCTCGTGATGGTTGGACTTGCTTCTATTGTGGTAAGGAAGGCAAGGACATGACCATCGATCACATCATTCCAATTAGTAAAGCACCTGAGTTGGCTATCGATATTGAGAACATGATCACAGCTTGCAAGTCGTGTAATAGCAGCAAGGGTTCACGCTCACAGGGCGTTTTTTTAGAGCGACGCGCTACCCCCCCTGTTTTTTCTGCCTTTCCCTCTCCGACACAGTCGGTAATCCACGAGGACAGTCCGTTTACAGCCAAACC